TTGTTATCTACGCCTTTAACGTAGGACGAGATTTCTGTTTCTTGTGGAGCTACTTGAATCTTCTTGCTGTCGTAGAAGCTATCCAGCCATCCAGAAAGAGGATTGCTTTTAACGTTGTAGATTTTCTTGTAACCCATAGAAGTTAAGCGGCTGTCAGCGAGCCATTCAACATAGTTCTTGAGCGAATCAGATGTGAGTCCAATCAAGTTCCCGCGAGAGAAAAGATAGTCGGCCCATTCTTTTTCAGCATCTACTGCCATACGATATGCTTCGTAAACGCGATCTTCATTCTTCTTTACGATTTCTTGAAAGCCTTCTTTCGGGTTATCACGGAGAATCTTAAAGATATTTTGAGTAATAGCGACGTGGAGATTTTCATCTCTAGAGATCAAGTTGATGATCTTAGCGTTCCCTTCCATCTTGCCCCGATAACCGAAATAAAACGAGCAAGCAAACGAAACATAGAAAGTAAGACCTTCGGTGATTTGAGTAGCCAACAGAGCGTCAAAAATCTGTTGCTTTGGGTCTTCGCTCTTGGTATTCAAGAGAGCGTCGTAGCGGCTAGAAATAGCTTCTGCGCGCTTAACAATCTCCTTATCTTCTAAGATAGAGTCAAAGAACTTGGTCGCGTCTGGATGAACGTTTTGAAGAATATAAGTATAGCTGTTGCTGTGAACAGTTTCAAAGAAAGACCATACATTCATGCAGATTTCAAGTTCTGGATTGCTGACATAATCAGCGAGAGAATTGATGCTGCGAGAAAGCATAGAGTCCGTCATCGTTTGAAAACGGAGGTTGCTATCGAAGACAAAGCGTTCTTCTGGAGACAAATTCTTATAGTCAGCAGAATCTTTAGTCAGATTGATTTCTTGTGGACGCCAGAAGAAGTTCATCTGTTGATCATATAGATCATAGAACTTTGGATACTTCAAGCGGTCATAACGCTGAATAGCTAAATCTTCGCCAAGGAAGATCGGTTGTTTAAGAGAATCTGTGTTTACGGTGTTTAATACTGTTTTCATTTTTTTATAGGGTGCAAGCTCCACTGGAGCAGTTATCTACTTCTTCTGGTTGTGTTTCTGGCTCTACTTTTTTAACTTCGGTGGCTGAACCAAGCACAGTTTGTGTGTCACCATCGAATGTGTTTGTGTAATAAAGATTTTTGATGCCGTATTTGTAAGCGAGGAGAATATCACGAACAAGTTCTGTTTGCGGCGGAACTTTGTTTGGATAAGCTGCTGTATTATAATACAGGTTAGTTGACATACTCATATCAACGAACTTTTGAATTGCGGCGGCGACTTTAAGATAACCGTCATTGCTTGGCATTTCAGAAGCGATTGTGTAGTGCTGTTTATGCTCTTTAATATTTGGCACGACAACCGAAATAACTCCAGACTTAGAACGCTTGAACGAAATAAGAGAACGAGGAGGCTCAATACCATTTGTTGAAGACTGAATTACGGAGCTAGATTCAACAGGCATAATCGCCGTCAAAGTACTGTGACGCATACCGTGTTGGGCGATTTCTTTACGAAGACCTTCCCAATCGAAATGAAGTTTCTCCGTCACGAACTCATCGACGTTCTTGCAGTAAGTATCAATCGGCAAGATGCCTTGAGAGAATTTGGTCAGATGGAACTTCTCGCACTTACCTTTTTCTTTAGCGACTTCAACAGAGGCTTTGATAAGATTATAACTAACAGATTCCATAAGCGCGGCTACCTTATTAGGAGCTTGCTTATCAAAATACTTCATTTCGCGTTTAGCTAACCAAGCGGCCAAATTGGTTACACCAACACCAAGACTGCGACGTTTCTTGGCAAAGTTTTCGGCAGCAGGAACAAAGTAGTTTTGATGGTCGATCAATTCTTCAAGCATACGAACGATAACATCGCATACTGATTCCATTTCATCTTCCGAGATTTCCAGAAGATTAACGGCAGAAAGGATGCAGACGCCGATTTCGCCGTCTTTATCATTAACGTCTTTGATTGCAGTTAAAGGATGGTTAACTTCCAAGCAGAGGTTAGCAGTATCAACTTGTTCAGTCCAAGAACCATGAGAGTTAGCATGGTCAACATTCATTAAATAAATGCGGCCAGTTTCCACGCGCTCTTTAGAGAACAGGAAAAGAAGATCTCTGGCATTAACTACCTTTTTAAATTTAATTTTATTGTTCTTTTCGGCGGCTTCGTAAAGTTCTTTGAAACCTTCCATACCAAAGTTATTCCAAAGTTCAGGAACTTCATGATAAGAGAAAAGAGTTACAGTCTTATTAGACATGGCGCGATCATAGAACAAGCGATCAAAGCCAATGCAGTAATCAAGTTTGCGAACACGGTTATCATCAGTACCAGCATTGTTCTTGAGAACCATAATGTCTTCAATGTCGTGATGGAACCAAGCAACGTTAACCGTTGCAGAACCGCCACGGATGCCGTTTTGATGGCATGACTTAACAGTGGACTCAAACATCTTCAAGAACGGAATTGGGCCAGTATGACTGACCATGCCGCCTTTAACTGGGCTGTTTACGGCGCGAATACGGCTGATATTCATGCCAATGCCATATCGGTTGGCAGTAGCTAGGCCAACAGCGGTATTATTGCCAAAAATCGAATCTAATGTATCGTCAACAGTGAACAAAGCGCACGAAGCGTAAGACTTCAAAGTTGTGCGAACGCCCGCCATAATTGGCGTAGGAAGATTGATCTTGTGTTGGCTAAAGTAATTGTAGGCACGTTTAACGTACTGGAGTCTGTTTGAGCTATAATTCTTAAACAGAGTCATAGCAATCAGCATATAAGCAAATTGCGGTGTTTCGTAGATTTTCTTCGTAGTGCGGTTTTGAACTAAGTATTTCTCGCACAACTGTTTAATACCAGCATAAGTGAACGAAAAATCACGGTCATGTTTTAAATACTCGTCGATCTTATGGAACTCTCTTTCATCGTACCACTTAAGAATCTCAGCATCATAAATGCCCGAATTAATGTTTTCCTTTACGAAATCAATAAGTTTTGGCGCGTTTCTGCCGCCCCAAACTTCTTTACGAAGCTGATAGTTTTGCAAACGAGAAGCAACGTATTGATACTGAGGCTTTTCCTCGGAAATAAGATTAGCGGCAGATTCGATCAAAGTATTGTGAACATCTTTGGAAGATATTCCGTCAAAGAAAGATAGGTTTGCATTGATGCCAACTTCCTCAAAAGAAGTATTGCTAATACCCTCGCAAGCCCAAGCTAAAACTTTATTGATTTTGTCAGCATCGAATTTTTCAACTTCGCCGCTTCTTTTCTTTACATTCATTAATTTTTTCATATTGAAACCAAAATAGGTAAGATAATTTACAGGTTAAACAGACGTTAATATCGAACAAACTTCTTTAAGAAACTATTTGTAGTTCTTAACGAAATTGAGTGTATCCACATTGAATCCGTTGTTCATATAAAACATCTGGACTCTAGGATCACCGCCATGACTAATGTAGGAGCAGTTTAAGAAGTCAAGGCTTTTTTCTTGAATAAATTCTTCTACGGCAGAAATTACCTTAATGCCGTCGAGAGAAGACTTTCCGCAAGTAACCCAAATGATTTCTTGCACACCTTTCCTACCGCTAACCCAATCAGAGCTAACTATGCCAGCAAAGATTGAGTTGGGTTTTCCGTCTCTAAAATAAACAAAGAAAACAGCGTCATCCTTGAGGGTGAGCAAAGCGGTAACTAGTCTATCTTTTAGGTAGTCTAAATTCCACTCTGCTCCCCAATGTTTTTGAGTTTTGCAGATGTTTTGTATCCGCTCGGTCAAAGACATTTCATCAAGAATAGCTTTAAGCTCAGAAGCTTTAACGATTCTCTTGACCATATTAGACAAACTTAATTAAAGCGCGAGCTTCTTTAACTGGAATATCAGTCCAAGTTTTCCATTTAGAGGCTTCTTCGTTACGGTATGTTTCAGATTTCCAAAGACTGCGTAGAAAATCTTTAAAGCTTTCAAACTCATCTCCACCAGAATTATGTTCAGAGTCTCTGAATTTATTCTTTAAAACTCCTTGAGGAGTAATATCGCTTGAATGGTCGCTTGCGGCGATTACTTTACCAGAACCTTTCTTGTCGATTTCGTCTTCGCCGACGATATGAATACCAAGATAATTGCGGACAGCGCGAACAAAAGCTCGATTGGCTGCAATAGTTTCTAGGAACTTTTGACCAAAACCATCAGTGTTTTCAGAAGTGGCGTTAGCAACATCCATAGAAGAACAAGCTTCCCAGCTATCTTCACCAGCAATTTGATTGGTGCTTTCAAAATTAGAAATCCAATCTACGGAGCACACAGCAACTACATAATCTTTTTCAAGTTTAGGAAAAGTATATGAAATCCTGCTGTAGCCACGAAGTTTAGCGACTTCTTTAATTCCCGAAAGTTTGATCAGAAGCTTATTATCTTCCAGCCCTTCGATAGAATCTGGAACTGGTTTACCAAAACGTTCAAACGAGCCTCTATTTGGATAGAGATGCGCTGGTTTGACCATAGCTCGCCAGTTTACGGAGCCATCTTGATTGAAAATATAATCTACGTTTTTTAACAACCCTCGTTCGTCACGATTGGTCGGCTTGTCGAATGGTTTTGTGTTTGAGTCGTTCATCTTTTATAATGTGGAAGTGTTCTAATTCCTCCCAGAAGACGGGATCATCTACGACTTTTGCCAATCTGTCAAGCTTTGGTTTATTATTTTTCCAAGCTAACTTACTGGCGAAAACTTTTTCTTCTGAAAGGATTATCTTTTCAGAGGAAAACAAACACGTTTCATCTATCATGTCAAGTGTTTTGACTGTATTTTTGTCAAATACTTCATCTTTTTCTAAACCAAAATCAAAAAACTTTTCAGCTAAAGCTCCCCAGTTATCATCGAACTTGGCGATTAAATCAATTTTAATTCCAAGAGATTTTACTTCCTTGAGATATTCAAGAGTAATAGATTCGTTTGCGATAACCGTGATACCGTGAACCTTAGATTTGATAGCGTCGATAACTTTAATAGGAATTTCTTTATCGGTAATGATGTTAAGAAAGCTTATCGAAGCCAAGCGAACAAGATTAGCTTCAGAATAATGGTAATCCATTCTGATGTTGCAAATTTTATCTTTAATTACGGCTGGAGCCATCAAAGAATCAGGAACGATCTCAATCGTAGGCTTATGATACAAGTCGCCAATATGCAAGGTCTTTACTTTATCTAGGTCATTTTCAACGCCAAGTTGATTTAAAGCCGCTCTAGCTACCACCTCTGGCATGAACGTGTTAATCTTCTTCTTTTCTTCTGTAAGCGAAAAGGATGGCTTGCCTTGAGTCTTCCAGTCAACTTCAAGCAAGGTTTGGTTCGCTGAGTCGCCCCAAAACGGTTTGCAGTTCTGGGCGTAGCAGTAAGGATACATTGCCACGATCTTTGTATTGAAATGGCCCGCAAAGTGAGCCGACAAACTATCAATACCAAGATAAAGAGAAGCGTTCTTAATCAGATAAGCTAATTGAGATAAAGAAGTTTTGCCTCTCAAGTCCATATCGACTGCGCCTACCGATTGATCTGATTCAATTCCAACGTGAATGATTTTGTAATCAGTTGTGTATTCTTTGATGTGAGAGAATACCTTTGTCCAGTAATCGTACTGACGAGAATTACCTTTGCCGCTTGTTTGGAAAACAATATACTTATCAACAGATAAAGGATAATAAGCTTCATTAACAGTAGGTTTGTCAATATAAACGCCGCAAGATAGTGCGTAACGATTAAGTAAGTGCATGGCTAGAAAGAAGATTGAATTGGATTTTGTCTATACCGTTATGTTGGTAATCGTAATTTTTTTGAGTTCCCAAATGCGGCAGGAATGTAATGTCGAAATAACCTTCGCCTTTAGCGTGACCTTCCATAGTCAACAGGTTCTCCATTGCAGGACTAAACTGTAAAACTTTATGGATATGAGGATTACCGTTAAGCAGCTCGTTAAATTCTGGCTTTGTGGCAAAGTAGATATTGTATTCAGGATATACTTCCTTAATCGAAGGAAGCAAAGAGGTGCTCATGAAAACATCACCAGCACTTTGTGGCATAACGAATAAGATTCGACGACCAAGATCATCTTTGTCAAGTAAGTCGGACAATTCAATTTTACTGTTTTGCTGATTCTCTTTGGCTCCAACATTTCTGAAATAAGATAAGATTTGATCTCTGGTTACTCCTTTGTTTAGTTGAGAAATCCAAGTTTTAAGACCATCATCATTCTCATCAACTGTCATTCTAAGAATGTTTTTGTATAAGTCGATAACCCAAGCTACGTTGTCTTCTGTATCGAGAGGAATATGGTTTGGATTACGCGGAACAAAGTCGTCCTCAAAATTCCATTCAACAGTTGTGGAGTTGTCGATAATTTCTTCTAATTGTTTGCCAATAACCTCCGCAGAAAGATTCTCGATAACAAACTTTCTAGCTTTCTTACCCATCACAAGACGTTTTTCGAGAGGCATCTTGTAAACTCGTTCAATTTTCTCAGCAATAGACTCAGGAAGTGTGGTCGCTTTGATGAAATTAGTGCCCGGTTCGTAGTACGGCTTCCAAGTAAGAGGCATACCACCACTTTCTTCGGTAGAAAAGTCTTCTCCGCATGAATAATTGGTGACCAAAGTGATCAAGCCAGTTAGTTTAGCCTCAGTAACAGGAATTTCTTGACCACCACTAGTGAATGGATGGCAGTAAACATCCATTAAGTTATAAATCTCGTTCAACTGTTCTTCACTTACGCCATTTGTGATGTTAGTGGTTTCAACAGTGTCTTTGCCGTCGCAATATTTGCACGCAATCTTTTGACCAGAGAACTTTTTGATCTCATACTGCTTACATTTCTTGCAGAAGTAAGTAGTCAATACATCATCGTTACTTATTTCATTATCTTTGATTAGTTTAGCGATATCCCAGCCTTCGCCCCAGTGAGTATGAAGCAGCAATTTAGCTTTTGACTTAGGATTGTCTTGTTTAAACTTTTTGAAACCTTGAATTAAATTCGGAACACTCTTGCGGAGTTGATTTCTAAATACAAAACCAATAATAAATTCATCGGTAAGCCCAAATTCTTTTCTTAAAGCTAATCTATCTTCATCATTTAAGCGAAAAAACGAAGATGTTTCGGTAGAACCTCTGAGAGTTTTGATTGAGCCTTTAGGATGACCAAGACGTTCAGCCTCTTTGCCAGCGAATGAAGCCCAAGCATAATAATGCTTAACCTTTGGAATAATTTTGATGGCATCTTGATAAAGAGGAAGTGAATCAAGAGTTGTCCATACCATGCAGTTATTATTCCACCATTTCTTTTCTGTAAGTGGAGCTAACGCCCAAATATCTTCAATGCCGATATAAAAGTCGGGCTTAATTTCTTTCATAAGATTATCAATCTCATGATGACCGTAACTAACTGCGCGAAGTTTTGTTTGATCGGAAGCTAAAGCTTGGACAACTGCTGGCTCTGGCATTGTACCAACGCCCTTCCAAGGAAGAGTTTTTAATTCGTCAGAATCTTTGTATTTAGTATTCGCAAGTTCGACAAGATTGTACTTACCAGTTTTATACAAGTAACGAAGAACATTTTTCATGTTCTTTCCGAAACCAGTAAAGATACGGCTACTGTTACTGTGGAATACTACTGTTTTTTTCATTGCGTCTCAACGTGAAAAGATTCAGTCAGATAGTTTTCAAGAAATTGAGCAAGTAACTCAGCCTCTCCTAACTCAAAACCAATAGAAAATTGTTGTTCACCACGCTTGATACTAAAAGAAAACGCAGAACCACCACTTTTCTTTTCGTAAGGCCCAAACATAATTGAAGTTGTAGAGCCTTGATAAACGTGAACTGTACTAAATTTAGTTTCTTTGCGAACAGCTCGGATAATAGATGCAGCTTCCGTTTGGTTAAGTTTCAAAGCGGCTGTCTTTTCGGGGTTCTTGGCGTTTTGAGTAAACGAACCTTTTCTAGAAGCCTCGTCCCATCCAGCTTGCTTTACGAAGCTAGTATAAAGCGTTAAGCCTTTTTCGTCTTTGCTAACGTTGAAAGAAGCGGCTGTTCCTGTGCAGGACTTATTGGGTTTATAAAAATTAAGGCGCATATATCATCTATGTTTCAAGATAATAATGCGCCAAAAGACTTTTTAAACTAATTTTTAAATAAAAAAGCCTACGTTTTAAGGCGTAGGCTTGAAGGGTTTTGACTAATCAGTTATTAGCGAGTAATCGTACGACCTTGGAAGGATACGGCAACGACGCTTGTCTTAGCGAACTTACGAACTTCATCGGCATTACGGTCATGCACGATGATCATTTGTGGAGTCTGGCTGACAAAACGAGCATTGAGAACTTCGTTGGTGGTGACAAGGCCGAAAAAACGACCTGATGTATTGGCGATTGCGTTAATAACGCGATTTGTGTTTGTGGTTTTCATAGATTTTTAACTACGCCAGAGAAGATAGAAGCCTTGGATTGTTTTGTCAAGTGTTTCGTCGAGAAAAAGTTTACTTTTTATTTTGTTAAAATACTGCTCTGACTTATTGATGTAACCTCTTAATTTAACGTGATTTGTAGTTCCGAAAGTCATGTACTCAGAAATGATTTTTGAATTTAAGTAAGAAAAAATAAACAATTCAGAAGCTTCTTTTACTGCGATTAGCTTATCGTTATTGACTTGGTAGTAAGAAAGAAAATTATTAAAAACACTATCGGAACAATTTAAAAGCTCTTTTGTCAACCAGAGTTCAAGATATTTATTCGCGTGACAAGCGTATTCAAAATTTAAGAATTTAAATTCTTTATTTGATAGAATGATGTTGGACGAATCCAAGTCGAAATGACAGAGACAGCAATCATCAAGAGATTCGACATAAAGAGATTTGAAGGCTAATTTTGTAGAGCCGAATACTTGAGCTACTGGAAAAGTATGATGTATCATCATGGACTCTCTTGGTAAAAATGAAGTGATAGCTTGTATCGTTTGATCTTTAGACCCACAAGAAACTGCGTGCATACTTCTTAACGCATTTGAGAAAGTGTCTTCAAGTCTTAATTTAGAGCTTAATGGATATTTAGATATGTCCGATAAAAAAATACCAGAAGGCATTTCGTAACAAATATAATTAAAATCATCTCTTAAACTAGAAGAAACTATTTTCGGATGAAACAAAAAGTTATTTTCACAAAGTTTATCCCAAAAATTAGGTACGAAAGGGGAAACACTAACCTTTAAAAAATAAGGCTTACCATTTGCAGCGACGACATAAAGATCGTACAAAACATTTGTAGAATACTTTTGGCAATTAGTTACATCAAATCCAAGATCAGAAGAAATCTGCTTCTTTATAGAAGCGAGCATTTCCAGTTCAATTGGCAACAGAGTGTTGTCTTGAACTGTGTGCTGTAAGAAGTTTCTCTTTTGTTCCATTGACTTGTATCTCGTTATCTTTGATCTTTACCTTGATCTGATTATACGAGCTACACGCCAAACTGTCAACTATCTTTGTTTTAAGTTCGTTCTCAATAAAGAAGATTACGCCTCTAGCGCCATTCTTAGAATCCTTAGCCTTAGATAAGATAAAACTAACAACTTCTTTAGAGAAAGATACTGTTGTGTCATTAGCCTTCAATGAAGTTTTGATTGATTCAAGTTCCGTTTCGGCGATCTTAGTTAAAGACTCTTCTTTCAAATGATCAAAAATGATTACATCGTTTAAACGAGCTAAGAACTCTGGTCTAAAAAATGTTTTTAATTTATCTTGAACTCTTTCTTTAGAGATTACTTCTTCCGCTGGAGCGCAAAACCCAATTTGTTTATTGTCGCCAAATTGAAAGCCAACATTACCAGTCATAATTAAAATACAGTTCTTGAAATTAAGCTTTCTGCCGTTTGAATCATTGAGTTCGCCATTGTCCATTACTTGAAGAAGAATATTAACAACGTCTGGATGAGCCTTTTCTATTTCGTCAAACAAGAAAATAGAAGATGGACGCTTCTCTAGTTGGCTGGAGAAGATGTTCGACTTGCCATGTCCAATGTAACCGGGCGGAGAACCAATAAGTTTGGAAACAGAATGAGGCTCCATAAACTCTGACATATCAATTCTTACGAGACTTTCGTCGCCACCAAAAGCTTGTTTAGACAATACTTTAGCTAAGTGGGTTTTGCCAGAACCAGTTGGGCCAACGAACATAAAACTTCCAAGAGGTTTACTGCTAGACGATAGACCAAAAGAAGAGCGTAAAATACAGTCGGAAATCTTTTTTAGCGCAGCGTCTTGCCCAAATACGTATTTCTTTAATTCGTTATGAATGTTTCTGAAATTAGAATCTTGAGCGTTGGTGTCGATTATAGACCCAACTTTTTCGCAGAGGACTTGATAAACGTCTTTGCGAGTAGCTGTCACTTTTTTATTTTCTTGCAGCTTCATCCAAGATTCAAATTTTGTCTTGTATTCTTTAACGATACTGTCTATCTGAATACTTTTAGATTCCTCAGATTCAAACAAGTCCTCAGACTGTTCTAATTCATAGATCATAGTTTCAATCTTCTTAATCTCTTCTGATCTAGCGTAAGTTTTAATTTTAACTTTAGCTCCAACCTGATCTAGAATATCAATAGCTTTATCTGGAAATCTTCTATTAGGAATATACTTGGCGCATAGTTCGATTATATCGCTAAGAGTTTCATCAGGAAACTTGATCTTATGGAACTCTTCGTAGTATGGCTTGATGTTCTTTAAGATGTTAAGAGTCTCTTCTTTAGTCGGTTCTTTGACAAACACAGGTTCAAACCTGCGGTTCATTGCAGAATCCTTTTGGAAGAACTGCTCATATTCCTTTTGGGTAGTTGCTCCAATACAGCTAACTTCATCGGTAGCAAGATAAGGTTTTAATATGTTAGCGGTATCTAAAGAACCTTCGTCGCCACCAAGACCGATTACGGTATGGATTTCGTCAATAAACAGGATAATTGATTTAGCTTCTTTGACTTCTTTCAATACTTTGTGAAGGCGTTCTTCAAACTGTCCTCTAAGATTAGTACCAGCAATCATTGCCGTCATATCTAATTGCATGATTGTCTTGCCTAAAAGGAATTCAGTAGATTGGCCGCTGATAATTTTCTTAGCAAGTAGTCCAATGATCGTGCTTTTCCCAACGCCAGCTTCGCCAACAAGAATTGGATTACGCTTTTGCTTACGGCAAAGCACTTCTGATATTTGGGCAACCTCGGCGTCACGAAAACAAGCGTTGTCAAAATCGCCGTTCTCAGCTTTCTCTGTAAAATTTATGCAAAAATCTTTTAGAACGCCACCAGATGTAGAGGTAGAGGTCTGCGACGATAATTTCTTTGTTGGATTAGAAACGGTTTTGCAACCAGATTCAATCTCACTAGTTAAAAAGATAGCGTCAACACCTTGAGTTTTGAAAAACTTCTTAGCATAAGAAGAATGACGAAGCATAGAAAGAAACAAATGCTCTACGCCAGTATAGTTTTGATTATAAAAACGAGAAATCTTATAGGATTCTTTTATCACCTTGATAACTGAATCGGTATAATCTACATTGGTCTTTTTACGCTTTTTTTCTGGAAGTTCTTTTTCTAATCTGTTAACTAATTCAGATGGAAGGACTTTTATTTGCTCAAATGCGTTATCGACAATCATGGATTGTGACAAAAGCAAGGCATAAAGCATAAAAGACTCGTCAATTTCAACGTAATTGCAACTCAGACACTTTTGTTTAGCGATGTCTAAGAGTCTTTTTACTTTTGGAGTGAAGTTAACGTCTTCCACTTTATTCATTTTACACTTTTATGATTGCAAGTCAGATAATTTAGTATATATTTTTTCGTTTAAAATGCTTAACGAGTCCAAAAAGATAGAGTCGTCGGATTTATTTCCGTAGAGAATGACGATATCGTCTTCTTGCGGCGTTTTACCGCCACCTTCGTAGTAGCGAGTGAGCTTGTCTTCTCTACCGTCCATGAGGCGGCAAGACATTTGTCCGTATTCGTCTGAAATTTGGATGAATAAATATTTGTTTCCATTTTTACTTGTTTTCTTTTTAGCTTCTTTGACTACGCCAACGATCTTCACTGGCTGGCGAGCATCTAACTGCGAAATTTCGTAGGTTGTCAATAGTCTTTGCTCATCTTCTTCTGAAAAAACCTCTCTCAGCTTATGAGTATAGCTGTAACCGAGTAATTTCTTCTCAAAAAACCAGTTCGCAAACTTCTCATGAGTCTTATTCATCTCATAGATCTTCTTGTATGAATCGTATTTAGCTCTGAATGTAGTAAAACGTTTCTCGCTCATGAAAGGCTTGGCGTCGTCACCAGCCAACTTGTTTTTAACCAAGTCAGCGATAGCTTTTAGAACGTCAAAATTATATTTTGAGGCAACGAGCTTGATATTTCTCTTTTCTCTATCGGTAAGAATGTTGTAAGACTGCGCTTCAAGAGCGAGTCGGCAACGCTTCTCGCTAAAGCTAGATAGAGTTCCTGCCTGAATAAGAGAAGACAAGACGCCGATATTAAGACCAGCTTCTTTTGCTGCGTCGAAACAATCAATTTTATCTGAAAACTCTTTTTGCCTAAATGCTAAAAGATTCTCTAAGACTTTATCTGAAACGCCTTTGATCGCGTTTAACCCAAATCGGATATTTTTATCTTCAATCTCAAAGTCTGATTTTGATTTAACTAAATCAGGAGAAAGAAGTTTGATATCAAAGAAAGGTAGCTCTTGTGACACAGCTTCAATTTCTTCGTGAGGACTAGGTTCATGTTTAGATGATTTCAGTAAAGCTAAAAAGAACTCTTGCGGATAATTGAACTTAAGATAAGTTGTTATAGCACTTAACGTTGCGTAAGATACAGCGTGAGAAGCGTTGAACGAATAATTAGCACTATCTTCTGCGACCTTCCAAAGAACATCGGAGATAACAGGATCTAAGTTATTCTCTTTGATCTTGTTAGAAATCTTTTCTTTCCAAGCTGGCATTTCGCTAACCTTCTTTTTGCCAATGATACGACGAACTGTTTCGGCTTCATCAAGAGTAAAGCCTACTTTAACCACCATCTTCATCAACTGTTCTTGGAATATAGGAATACCGCCTGTTACGCCCAAAATATCATCGAAGAATGGATGTACAGATTGGAAATTGCCAGTTTCAACGTACTCGGCGTATTGATTCATGAAATCCAACGCGCCTGGCCGTGCTAGAGCCAACACACAGGCCAATTCAAACAGATTACGAGGCTTGACCTTCTTACATACATGAAAGTTCGTATTAGCCTCGATTTGGAATAGTCCTTTGGGGTTAGATAGGTCTTGAAAGTATTTATAGGTAGATGATGAGTCGTAATCAAGAGTTTTGAAGTCTAAACCTAATCTCTGACAAGTTTCATAGACTACTGACAAGGTTCTAAGACCAAGAATATCAAACTTAACAGTGATTTCAGAAATGTTGTTCATTTCATAAGCGCTTACAAGCTCGCCTTCTCCTGTTTTTTGAAGAGGCATAATATCCTCGTTGTTAAAATAAGAGATCGAGATACCAGAAGGATGAACGCCACAATTCTTATTTAAGCCTTCTAATTTTTTAGCAATTTTAAATACCTTTGAATGAGAGTCGCAGAAAGCTTTGAACTGTTCGCTTTCTTTGTATGCGTCTTTAAGAGCAAACACTTTTCCGAATTGTTTTGGAATAACATCACTAACGGCGTTCACTGCGTCTTCACTCATTTCTCCAACAATCTTGCCGCACTCCTTAACACAAAGTTTACCAGTAAGAGTATTCATGGTAAGAATCTTACAGGTTTTACCAGAATATTTAGTCTTGATATAATCAATAACTGCTTGGCGTTTAGAGAACTCAATGTCGTTATCAACATCGGGCATTAGAGAACCATCAAGATAAGTTACTCCATCGACGATGATCTTCTTTGCTCTGCTCTTAGAAACGAATCTTTCAAATAGCAAACCGTGTTCGATTGGGTCAACGTTTGTAACTCCAACCAAAAACAAAATTAAAGAACCTGCGGCAGAGCCACGACCATAGCCAGTAGGAATACCGTTCTCATGGGCGAAATTCATAACGTCCCAATTAAGTAAAATGTAATCAACGAAGCCAAGCTCGTCGAAAACATTAAGCTCCATTTTAGCTCTGTCGTAATAAGCCTGTTTGTTTTCTTTCTTGTCGATGCCTTTTAGCTTGACTGCCTTTAGCGAGAGCTGACGAAGGAACTCAAGATTAGGACAATTTTCTTCGATGCCGAGATTTTTGTAATGACGACTGTCGATCTCGATCTTTGGAAGGCGAACGCCCGGTGGAATAGGGTTTTTGTAGTCTGTGAATTTATCAAGCATTAGATTTCAACCTCCGAGATTTGGCGACGAAAGATTTTATAATTCATTTTAATATCATACATTGCGTTATGCAGCATTGCTGGGTCATGCTCAATCGCGTAATGTTTCAAGAGAAAAGCCTGACTTGTTTTGATTCCTTTTTCATAATGATTCATCAACTTCATCTGCCAACAGAGAAAATCTCCGTCGTTAGGCTTAACTTGTTTAAAGATAGACATAGCTAAGGCTCTTGTGTCGATCATTCTACTCAAGAAGCTCCAGTCATTCTGAATACCCAAACCATTCATAAGAGTGTTCAAAATGTAAATATCGTAATTCAGGATGTTTTGACCAACAAGAATAACGTCTTTGTCGTAAAGAGTTTTGGCAAATTTCTTCCAAACCTCCATAGGTTGTTGTGCTTTTCTTAAATAAGCTTCTTTATTGAAGTTCGTGATCTTGGCGGCACCTTCTGACATATTCAAATCTTCAAACAAGATAAACTCGTCATGTTCTTCGACGATCTCTTCTCCTTGGCAAATAATCCAAGAGAGTTGCCAAGGGCGAGACGAAGTTAATGACAAGCCTTCGGTTTCAGTATCGAAAACGGCGAACTTCTGATGTTTGTTATTTCTTAAAAGCGTTTTCATTTTGATTCTTTCCAAGACTGAAAGCAGAATTCTTTGCTAGCGCAACCATTAAGTTCTGGAGCAGATAAGGTTTGGAATTTGCCCATACGCCGATTACAAGCTATTTTGTAAGTTACCCAAGCATCGTAATCACTTCTGTTCTTATAGTAGATAGATTTAGTTTCAATGATGTTTCCTTTCTTGGCGTAACATGAAACGAAATCAGCAATATGCTTGTCGAAAGGAAGTTTATTGTTCTCTACAAAGTATGTATGATTATGATTATGAATAAAATCAGGAATGCAATTCGAGAAAGTATAATTGTTGTTCCATACATACGAATCATAAAAAGGTATAACAAGATGAACATCTTTGGTAATTAGGTTACTTAGATCGTCGCTTGATATAGCTCCGTCTTTTACTGCGTTGGTGAAAGTATAGATTCTGTTTAATTGTTTAAAGCCTTCATCGTTTAAAGCGAACAGGACGACTTTATGTTTTGATGATTCAACCGTGTCGTAACTGTTGCAGACGGTTAAACGAATACCGAATTTGAGAGAAAGTTTATTTGCGCGGCAAGCTTTAAAGGCAGACAAAAAACCAGTGAAAGAATCTTCGATCAAGAAAACTTCTTTAAGACCATTTTCAAGAGCAATAGAAATGATGCTGTCTGGCCCATCTTCTTTCTGCTTCTCTGGTTCGGCTAAGGTAAGGATGCTTTTCCCAATGGAAAAGTGAGACTTGAATAGCGGTATCATCTACCCAATGATTCAGGCAATTTCACGATTGTCAAGACTTATTGTGTCTTGGGCATCCAGAATAATGCTCTTTCGTAACCTTATCGGTTTGCTTGGCGACTTTAAAAGCCTCATCCTTATCTTCTTCGGAGAAAGTTTTGACGATGATGTTATCTTTGTCTCTTACGGCGTAATAGTTATAAGCGAATTTGTACGGACAATGCCACATCGGGTTGCCATCTTTCTTTAACTGACCCTTAAATTTTGCAAAGCCGCAGGAAAGTTTACCGCTAAAAGATCCGTCTGATGGAATAGGTTTGTCGGCTGCGAAATTTGAGTGAGCGTCACTTTCAGAAAAACCGTCAATAACTTTTTGAACCTCGCAAAGATGATCTTCAAAATCAGAAAGCTCTTGGTCTGACAAAGCTGGCATCGTTAAAAGGCCCGCGCCGCCGCGAGAAACATCAAACTTCAAAAACAAAAACTCCATGTTCACTTTATGATCTGGGTTAAGTTGCTTTGAAGCAAGCGTGTACATTAAATGCTGCAAATTATCTTCGGCGTCTTTACCAGCAAAAACCGCTTTACTAGTTTTGTAATCTCTTACTGTAGAAGAATTATCAGAGTAAACGAACTGGCGATCAATAAAACCTTTGATACGGTATTTTTTATTATTTTTATCTACCACAAGATCAAACGATCTTTCATTAAAGTCTTCAACAGGCTTCTGTTCCTTATCCCCAAAAAAATCATACTTTAAACCGACGAGAATCATTTCCTTAATAAGCTTCATGTTATCGGGATCAGATACTTTATTCTGACGCGCACGCTTTAAGGTTAAAGACTTAATCGAAGGGATAGCAAACGCATCATCAAGTTTGATCATCTTATTGACGTATTTCTTTCTATTCGGTTTAGAAAGCATTTCTAAAACTAAATGCACAACGTCTCCACGATTTGCGCCATCGTTAGATGAGTCAGGAAGCTTTAAAACGTAATTGCACCAGTAAGACCAGCTACATTTGTCTAGCGTCTTAATTCTACTGGCGGATAAAGCTGTTAATGGTTTAGACAAGTGAGTCCTTTAGTTCTTCTGCTTTTTTAATTAAGTTACGATTAAAGTCATTTTGGCAAGCTATTTCGTATATTTTTTTAATTTGAGCTTCTTTATTTATCACTTTATCGTTCCATTTATCAAATATATTATCTTGGCCTTCAGATTTTAATAAGTTCATATCGCTAAAATCATTAGCCAAAGGAAGCTTAATAGATAGTTTCGTATGATCAAAAACAGAGCAGAGTTGTAAGTAAGACTTACAAGATGAAACTAATCCATGATTAAACTCACTCTTTGAATCATTATTGTAAGCGATAACAATCCTATCGGGATTAAGCTCTACAAGAGTTGAACAGAGTTTAGAGGAGATTCCTAATCCAAAAGTAACTAAGTTATTTGAATAACCGTTTTCATAAAGAGCCATACTGTCGCCAATGCTTTCTACGATAATAACAGTTCCAGTTTCAGCTATTTTTTCTCTAACAGTTTCAATGCCGCCTCGTTTAATATGAAGAGGATAAACCCAATTTGTTTTTTTGCCCATATGCTTCCATTTTGGAAACGCAGAGTCTTTATCCCAAACCGTAGCTCTAGCAGAGAATCCGTGAATCTGTCCTTGAGAATTGTAAATAGGAAAAACGATTCTTCTGAAAAGCTGTCCAGCAGTAGCGTAACCACACTTATAGAAATTAAGAGTATCAGGAGAGATCATCTTCTTGGAATAAAAGTCCAAATGAGGAAGAAGATTCTCTAGCATTGATTCTGGATAGATTTTTTCCATTTCGATTTTCTCTTTTACTTCGTTAGATATAATATCTTGAAGATCAAATTTTACATACTTATCTATCACTGAATCATCTTTTGTATTTAAGGTAAGAGAAATAAGCGTCTTGATCGGAAAGCTTTTATCTCCGCTGGCAAAGTCAGTCCATACTCCACTGTTCTTGTAAATCTTTAAAGCTGTAGCGTTATCTCCTCCGCGATAAATCGCAGAAGTACGCCAATAGCTACCGCAGTCTCTTAAATTATAACCTAAAGATTCTAGCGAGCTTTTAAGCTGCGTAGGATCAAGCGTTAAAGTCTGGGACATCGTCTTGTTCATTAGCGGCTTCTGGTCTTGTTATTCCTGTATCCATTGAACGAACAATATCGCGCAAGTCTCCATGCTCGGTAACGTCGAAATTATTAAAACGAAGATTGATGAAGTTGCGACGAAGATTTCCATCTGGCATACGCACAGGCTCAACCGCGCCAGCTATGTCAGAACCCAAGAAACGATTCTTGATAAAGATTAGTTTATGGGTGCCAAAATCATTTCCATCTTCCATTCTTTCGTCAACTGTCTTGTGGCGAAGAATCGCCATATGAGAGCAGTAGTGAACGATACGGTCAGACATAGAGACAATGCTTTCGTCGTCGTTAATATCGCTAGCATTGCGATTAGTCGTAACGCCGCTTCTATTAGATTGAACAGAAGTAAACATCGCTACTAAAGGTTTATGATCTTGAACCAAATCACGCTGGATAGTCTTCTTAAACTTATCAAGCATATTACCGATTACTTGCCATTCTGATTTGTCCTTATCGGAGTCAGCAGAAGGCTTAATGTAATCGAAGCTAAAGATCATCTTGTTACCGCGACCAATCTTTGAGTAATAAAATCTCTTTAAAGTATTAACCATTTGATCGGTAGTCATTCCGCCTACATTGTAGTAATAGAACTTGAGGTTCTTAACTTTAGTCCAAGTAGCGCGAACGCGATCAACAATATCGGGTCCAGCCTTACGCCAAAGACCGCTTTCAAGAAGATGAACAGGAACGTGACTCAAGGCAGCGCACTGACGCATAATGACTTCTTCTTTGCTCATTTCGCCATTATCAAAGTGGAGAACTGGAACGTCGTACTGCGCGGAAACCTTAGTGCAGAAATTCAAAGACAAAAGGGTTTTGCCCACGCCAGAGCGGGCAACGATAACGGTGATATTACCGGGCCTTAGAAGGGAGCCATAAATCTTGTTAACTGTTTGGAATGGACCCATAAGACCAAACTCAGTAATCGGATTGTTACCACGATCTTCAATGATAGACTCCATTTCTTCAAAAATGTTAACAGGCTTTTCGTCATTATTTTCATATAAATTAATTGTTTTATTAAAGGATGAATCAGCTTCTTCGATGATCTTTTGGTAAGACGCATCTGGAGCCATCCTCTTCATCTTGTCGGCTACATCTAAAGCAGACTTATGGATTGTGCGGCGAATAGAATACTTCTTGATTTCTTTCGCGGCGGCAATCGCGGTTGTTGGATTTGTTTTTCTAATAGCTAAAGAACGACAATAATCAAATACATTAATGTTGTCTTGAAAGGAAACGCCGATTTCCTTAATTCTTTGAGCTATAATTACTTCATCTATCTTTTCGTTAGCCTCTAAGCATTTACGAATGATATGATAAATCGTTTTGTGTACGACAGTTGATTCGGAGTAAAAATCAGATTCAGATACAAAGTCGCAGACTTCTGCATAAGTATCTGGATGCTGGATTAAACCCGCAAGGAACTGCTGTTCTACTTCTAGTGAATAAAGCATTATTCTTCGTCGTCCGAAATTTCAGTTGAGGCTTCATTGAGCCATTCTTCCATAGCTTTTTTAAGACCTAAAGATGTTAAAACTGAATCAAAACGAGTATAGATTTGAGGAGTGCCGTTTTCGGAGCAGATGCAAAGAACTATACCTTTGTACGAATCTGCGCCGCCAGACATTTCATAAATTTGAGCTACCATTTCGACTGGGAATTTGAATTCTTTGTTTTCGTTTTCTTTTTTGTCTTTATTTTTCTTCATAGTTCTACTCCTTGTTTTGAGAAAATCTCATGGTTGATTTCCTCATCTTCGTAAATCTCTACTAGCAAGATTCCGTTTGTCAAGCAAAACTTCATCTTTAAATCGTCTCTCTTCAACTGCGCGAGCCAGTTGAGTCGATTGTTGTTATGGAAAAATTTGTTAAATTGCTGGTGTTGTTTGCCTTGGACTTCTACTGCGATTTTTTTATTCGCGTTGTAGAAATCTAAAGACAAACGTGTTCCAGCAACACGAAGTTCTTCAAAAACAATATCGTGTTTCCAGTAAGAGGATAAAAACTGTTTTACTCTCCATTGGACTTTGCTTCTGGATTTGGCTTCCCAATTAATTAAGAAATTTTTAGAGTTTTTAATTAATTTTTCTTTGCCATTAAGCGTTTTGAATTTCATTAGAAGGATCACTAGAAATCATATCCACAAAATGCTTGTGGAGGATTTTAGTTAATTTTTCATTACCTTCGATGAAAGAGAATAGTGCGTTTTCGCCTTGGAACTTTTCTGGAATCTCGATCTTGCTAGAAGAGCAGATTTCCTTTAAGTCTTCGGAAATATAATACCAAGCTCCAGAACGCTCAACCATTTCCCAAGTCAAAAGCATATCTACGATTTCTTTTTCGAGCCAAACAGAACGTCCGTTGGTGCGTCCATACTTAATAGGATAAGTAATGCGGTTCTTGCTCTTTTCGTTTGGACTCTTCTTAATGTAGATTTTGCAGTAATGACCAATGATAGGATTCTTTACTGGGTCAGACTTCTTGATAGATGGGTCTTTGAGAATAACGTCGCCTTCAAAACGAGGTTCAAACTCAAAAATAAAATTGGCGAAGTGCAGCAGAGCGTTGCCGCCAGTAGCGGATGTTTGGCGAATTGGAGCCTTGCTGTATGGGTCGAGTTGAATGTCACTTCTAACTTGAGAGATAAAGATAGCCATATGACCACGTTTGGTTAGCCCAATAGACATACGCTTCATAAAGTCTGACGCAATGACAGCTCCGCCAGCGACTTTCTTAGAGTCTTCAAAATTCTTATCCATATCGCCTTTGGAAATTAACCCATCGACAGAATCAAGGACAAACATATACTTAGCTTTGTCTTCGTTAAATTGAACAAGTTGGCGCATGGCATCTACAGCGGTTTCGTAGATATTGCACTCAAACACAAAGCAGGTTCCAGATTCCCAAGAATCGGCATCAAAAACAAATTTAATACCAGAACGTTTTTGCATTTCTTCCGATAGGCGACCTTCTGCTTTGATAAAAAAGCCTTTTGAATTTGGTACGCTAAGTAGAAAATTACGCATAACTTCAAGAGCGGCGGATGTTTTGCCGCCTTCTGTGAATCCTACGAATCTGTGAAGACCCGGTCCAATACCACCGCTAGTCTGCATATCAAGATTCAGCGAACCAGTAGAAACTTTATAATTAAAAGTCTCTTCAAAATTATAGTGATCTTCTTTTTTGTTATTCAAAAACGACTTTAGAACAGCGTTTGACGATCCGTTTGTTTCTGTCTTTTCTTCTTTTACTTTTTCTTTCTTGCTCATGATAAAAATTCCTTTAGTGTTGGTTTAGGTTTAATGTTAAAATCTTCTCCAGTCTTGTCTGTCAAGACAATTTCTTGGGTTGGCTGCGGCTGATAGTAAAACTCGTTACGCTTAATTTCAAGTTCTGCGGCCTTCCAATCGGCATAATAAAAAGCAAGAGTTTCAACCTTCTTAATTGGAACATATTCCGACAAGAATTTAAAACCATATCTTTGTTCAATCTGCCTGAGAATAGTAAGCTCTTTCTTCCAAAACTCAGCGGTAGTTCGTTTTGGTATATTTACAAATCTAGCGACGATGACGCGACGAGAAACTTTCTTCGCTGGCTTTAGTTTCTTAACTCTAGGTTTACGAGGAACTCTTTCGGCGCGAGGTTTCCTTGGTTTTCTGGGCTTGCGAACCTTGACGATCTCTGGAGACTGAATCTCTAGTTGAAATGGCTCTTCCATGCGAACAGAAGAAACTAATTTCTGCTTCCTGTCAATACTTTTTAAGATTTATTTGAAGCGGCAGCAGAACCGAAGTAAAAGCCTGTAATCGCAATTAAGCATTGGCGTATCTCAGTAGTGATCAAATTGCCTGAAATCTCAACGAAAGCGGTCTTGGTCTTCTCTGTGACAAAACCCAAGATGTCGTTTCCGTCTTGATAATCTACTTGAAGATAAGTAGGAATACCTAACAGAGCCATAACAAAAGGAGATATGACAATGGAAAAGATAACGGAAACAACGATAAACTGTCTAACCATCTTACCTACATCGCCATCTCTTTTAGCGGCTTTATCGGCGGATTCATCAGCTTTATCTATCGCTTTCATCATACGATCAAAGCGTAGCTTTTGCTCTTCGGCTTTTGCAGCCATAAAGCGAAAAATGAATCCCACGACAGATCCACCTAATAGACTGATTAGTTCAGACGGCACATGATATTTTACACCTTAAAGGTTAAAAGCTTCAATCGTCAAAGGAAAGTTACCGTTAGATTTTATAAGAGAAAGCATTTCCGAAGCGATGTCTCGGATTTCTTTTTGGGCGTCTGGCTTATTACGAAGATTAAGAAAATGGTA